ATGCGACAACTGAAGCCAAGCCCCTCACGGGAACGCTACAGGCGAACGTGGGCGCGTCTGTTTGGACCAAGAGCGCAGTCGGTGGGTTCGACAACGGCTATGGTGCAACACTCATCATCCATCCGGGACAGAAAGTCACTCTCGATGGTGTGGAATACACCGTTAACGCGATCCCAAACACAGCAGCATTCACGACTGTTGAGACGGTTCCGACAATCGCGAACCTCGCGGGAACGTGGGTGTTGTCGGACGGAAACACGATCATCGTCGGGAACACCGCGACCAGCACAGCGGGACTTGCGAATACGCTCCTCTTCCAGGCGGGCGCGAACACAGAATGGACGTTCGTTGTCAACACCGTAATCAACAGCAGCGCGTTCACCGTGACGGTGGCGCCGAACAGCACAACCGCAAATGCGGGCGTTCAGATTAAGCCCCTCAGTGTGGTCAACGCCGCTATCGCGATCTTTGGCTACCAGATCAACAACGAGACGGACTACACGACTAACGCAGAAGATGGCAGCAAGAGCGAATTCGGCGCATGGGCGGGTAAGTATCCGGGCGAGCTTGGCAACTCTCTCCGAGTGAGCGTCTGCCCGAGCGCGAACGCTTGGTCATCAACACCAGCGGGTTCTATCGCATTGACCGCGGGAAACACCCAGGTTGTGGGAACGAGCACGCCGTCGTTTGACACCGAACTCGTCGTCGGTGACCTCATCAAGGTTGAGGGACAGACCTACAAGATCGCATCCATTACCAACTCGTCTCATTTCGTGTTGGCGACTGCTGCAACGCGGTCAACCACAACACCAGTAGTGACGGGAAGCTGGACTCGTTGGTGGGAGTTCTCCCCATACTTTGACCTCGCTCCAGGCACGTCACCATACGTGATCGAGCGGGGCGGATCGGGAGATGAACTCCACATCTGCGTTGAAGACGAGGACGGACAAATTACCGGAACGCCGGGAACCATCCTTGAGCGGTACGCCTTCGTGTCCAAGGCATACGATACCAAGACGCCGAACGGAGAGGCCAACTACTACGTGACCGCGGTCAACCGCAAGTCCAAGTATATCTGGTGGCTCGGTGCTCCGACTTCCAACACCACAAATTGGGGTGAGGATTCAACTGCCACGTTCGGCTCGGACGTGCTCCCGTCGTCTCTCAGCTTGACTGGTGGACAGACGGACAATGCGAACATTGACGATGGCGATCTTGAGATCGCTTACGACAAGTTCAAGAGCACTGACGTAACGGACATTTCACTTATCATCGCTGGTCCTGCAAGCTCAACCCTCGCAACCTATCTCATTCAGAGTATTGCTGAACAACGGATGGATTGCGTGGTGCTGTGCTCGCCGTTGAAGACGGACGTAGTGACCAACGATGGGTCGGAGGTGGATGACATCATCACGTTCCGGAACTTGCTGCCATCAAGCAGCTATGGGTTCTTGGACAGCGGATGGAAATACACCTACGACAAATATAACGACAAGTACCGCTGGATTCCTCTCAACGGTGACATCGCGGGACTCTGTGCGCGGACCGACACGACGGATGATCCGTGGTATTCACCTGCCGGATTCAACCGCGGGAACATCAAGAACGTGGTCAAGCTCGCGTGGAATCCTGACCAGCTAGACCGCGACGAACTCTACAAGGCGGGTATCAATCCGGTTGTGAGTTTCCCGCAGTATGGCGTCATCCTCTACGGCGACAAAACTCTGTTGAGTCGTCCGAGTGCGTTTGACCGCCTCAACGTGCGTCGTCTGTTCATTATCCTTGAAAAGACGATTGCCCGCCTCGCGCGGACGCAGTTGTTTGAGTTCAACGATGAGTTCACTCGTTCACAGTTCCGCAACATGGTCGAGCCATTCCTTCGCGATGTCAAGTCGCGTCGGGGTATCTACGACTACTCGGTCATCTGTGACGAGACGAACAATACAGCCGAGGTCATTGAAGAGAACCGCTTCGTGGGAGATATCTACGTGAAGCCGGCACGCTCAATCAACTTTATCCAGTTGAACTTTGTGGCAGTTCGCAACGGTGTAAGCTTCCAAGAGGTTGCTGGAGGCATCTAGGGCGCCGTAAGGATTGGTTGAAAGATAACGCGCATTCAGGAGTAGACACATGCCATTCGCACTAAACGAGTTTCGGAACACTCTCCAGCATGGAGGCGCCCGTCCTTCGCAGTTTGACATGGACTTGGTATGGCCCGCGAACATCTCATCGATGGCGGCGCGGCTGAAACTGCCATTCCTCTGTCAGATTTCGGAGATTCCGGGGGCGACACTTGGAACAGTCACAGTTCCGTATTTCGGACGGGAACTCTACTATGCGGGCGACCGCAAGTTTGAGCCGCTGACGATTACCATCATCAACGACGAGGACTTCCTCATTCGTCACGCTCTGGAAGAGTGGATGAAGGCAATCACCGCACACTCGTTCACGACCTCGCAGTATCAGGGGAACATCGCGTCCGCTCGTGGTGCGTCTACCTCATATGCGACTCGTGCTCAGGTACGACAGCTTTCCCGCAACGAAAACGGCAACGGACCACAGCAACGCTACGTCTTTGAGGGGATCTTCCCCGTCGCTCTCGGGAACATCGAAGTTAACTGGGAAGCGTATGATCAGATTGAGAAGTTTACGTGCCAGTTCCGCTACCAGTGGTGGGAGTGCGACACGTTCCAGCGCGGCACGTGGTAAGATTATTGAACTGAAAGGGGTCGTCGGACGCTACGCGACCGTCGGCCCTTTTCTACAAAAGGTGAACCTTCATGCCAAGAATCTTTGGGTTCGAATTCACTTGGAATCGTAAGTCCTCCAAGCCGGCTTCGACCTCCCCCTATCCGACTGGAAACGTCCTCAGTCCTGTTCCCCCGCAGGACCTAGACGGAGCTATCAACATTCAGTATGGGTCCGGTGGGGGCTATTTTGGCTACTATCTTGATCTCGACGGAACAATCGTCGATGACTTCCAGTTAATCAATCGCTATCGGGAGATGCAGATTGTCCCGGAAGTGGACGAGGCGATTGACCAGATCATCAACGAGATTGTCATTCAGGATGCGGGCCGGATGCCCGTCTCCCTGAACCTCGACTACGTGGATGAGACGCAGCTTGACGATGAGAGCAAAATCCGCATTCAGGCAGAGTTTGACTCCATTCTCAAGCAAATGAAGTTCCACAAGAACGCTTACACGATTGTCCGCCAGTGGTACATTGACGGACGACTTTACTACCATTGCTTGGTAGACGAGACAGATCCTCAGTCCGGCATTCAGGAACTCCGCGTGATCGACCCCCGCACGATCCGCAAGGTGCGGGAGGTGACGAGAAAGCGTCACCTAGACACTCAGATGGACTTGGTGGAGGTGCAGCGAGAGTATTACGTCTACAACCCTATGGGGTTCGTCGCACCCTCTGGTGTGTCGGGTACAGCGGGTAGCACAGCGTCTATGCTCCAGTATAACGGCATCAAGATTACACTGGACGCTGTGGCATTCTGTCCGTCCGGACTGTTTGATGCCAACAAGCGCACCGTTCTCTCCTGGCTTCACAAGGCCATCAAGCCACTGAATCTGCTTCGCATGATGGAAGATTCATGCGTTATCTACCGTGTCGCCCGCGCTCCCGAGCGTCGGGTGTTCTACATCGATGTCGGCAACCTTCCCAAAGCCAAAGCAGAACAGTATCTCTACGACATCATGCAGAAGTATCGCAACAAGCTCGTCTATGACGTAGCGACCGGCGATATCCGTGACGACCGCAAGTTCATGAGCATCATGGAGGACTTCTGGCTCCCCCGCCGAGAAGGTGGAAAGGGCACGGAAATCAGCACGCTCCCCGCTGGACAGAACCTGTCCGAGATGGAGGACGTAGACTACTTCCGTCGTAAGCTCTATCGTGCATTGGGTCTCCCCCCGTCTCGCATTGACCAGGGCACAGGATTCAACCTGGGGCGTGCATCGGAAATCTCGCGGGACGAACTTCGATTTAGTAAGTTCGTTCATCGTCTTCAGATTCAGTTCAACAGCCTGTTTGACCAGCTACTTGAAAAGCAGCTCCGCCTCAAGGGTATCATGACGGAGCAGGAATGGTACAAGGTCAAGGACAGTATCCGCTACGACTGGCAACAGGATAGCTACTTTGAGGAACTGAAATCGCAGGAAATGTGGACCTCCCGTCTCAACATGCTCGCGCAAGTTGACCCCTACCTCAACAAGTATTTCTCCACCAAGTGGGTCGTCCGAAACATCCTCAAGTTCAAGGAAGACGAATGGGCGTCTGTGCAGGAAGAATTTGACGACGCTTCAGGACTTGGCCTGGGTGGAGACGGGGACAAGGGAAGTCCGTTCCCGACAGACAAATTCGGTAAACCCGAGGACGAGTCCAAGCAGAATCCGACGTTTGCCATGGACGACGAGGCAGACGCGATTCTCAAGTCAACTAACGACAACGTAGACGACACCGGGACCAATCCGATGTTCGGAGTGAACGTCAAGGACACGGAAAAGAAAGAAAGCGAAGAAGAAAAGAAGCTCCGCGCACGGGGCATCAACCCGGACGCAAAGGAAGAGGACGAGGAAGACCTAGAGGACCTAGATGATGAGGATAAGGATGTCCCCGTCAAGACAGACCTCGGACTCGCAAAAAAGAAGGTCCCGCTCAAGCCCCTTCTCAACCCCCGCGACAGCGAACCAGTAACGGAGTTTGACAAGGAAAAGAAAGAACCTCCCTTTGGCAAGAAGAAGTCGGGCTTCCCTAAATAAAGGTCAACTATGGCTCTATCAGCAAACACATTCGTCGTAGAAACCTTACGAGACACGCACACGACGCTGCTCGTGAAGGTGGCGCATTATACCACAGGGACCAGTGACCAGGCGTCTAACTTGGCGATCAACGTATCAACGTTACAGTTTCGCACGATGCTCTTAACGGGAACCCTTGCTAATCCAACGAACCCTATCAGTCTCATCCCGGGTGAGGTTATCGTAGCACAGGATGCGTGCGCGGGGTATGTTGTTCAGCACTGGACGCCGAACACTACGCATTTCATCGCTAGAGTTATGCTAGCCAACAGTGCAGCACAGTTCTCTAACAACGACGTGCTTACAGGGGAACGTTCCAATAACGCATTCACCGTCGGAGCAGCCGGAGCGGTCTCTGAACAGGCAATCCTCGGACTAGTCAGCGCATGGTGGAGCGTCACAGGTGCAGCAGCTACAAGCGTAGGTGTGGAGTTTGACAACGCGAATACCTCTCTAACGGATGAAGCGATTCGCGTAGCAGGCACGGGATACTTTGGTAAGAATCAGTTGCCGGAACTCATCCTTCCTGCACTTGCGACACGAACCGTCAACTCCAGCATTGGCGCAACGGGGAACATCGACATCTCCACATACGGCATCGCGGCCAAAGGTGGATACACACTTGTCCTAGAGTTCCGAAAGGTCGCCGGATTCGCTGGGCGTCCAGTCTACTAAGAGGCAGCCATGAAAAACGACATCTACCAGAAGCTCATTGAACATGTCACGCGGCGCCAGTGGGTGGACGCGACAGAGGTGTTCCGTTCTGTGCTCGAACAGAAGATCGCGCTTCGCTTGGAGTCCGAGAAGAAACTCCTACAGGAACCAGGTGAGAATGAGCAAGAACTAGACGAGCGTATCGCGACGGGACTCCCGACGCCCAACGTTAACCTTCAGCGTAAGCCGACGGGAAAGCCGAAACTGGCGGGAGAACGCGCATCCGCAGGACGGTGCTAATCATGGCAAACGCACTCACTCACATCATCAACGCGATTCGTTCAAAGGACTACACAACCGCTACCGAGAATGTCGCTCAGGTGATGCAGCGCAAGATCGAGGAACGTCTCGCTCAGGAACGCGCAAAGGTAGCATCCGGGCTTCTCGGTGAATCTGTTACATCACCCGCGGCCGCGAAGTTCAGCGCGGAAGATTCCAGCGGAGGACGTGCGATCCCCGGAAAATGCGTCAAGTGCGGAAAGCCCGCTCAGTGGTATCATAACCGTCTGGACCAGAAGTTCTGTAGCGACCACGCACCCAACGACACGATGAGCCGCATTCAGCCCGTCAAGGAAGCTTCCCTTCACTCACTTTCAATGAAGTGCTTGGAATGTGGGAAGAAGTTCCGTTCATCCAGCCCAGATCCCAAGTGCCCCAAGTGCGGGGGGTACGATATTGACCTCAGTGAGGGATGGGCAGACCAACGTCCCCGCCGTCACCAGTGCAAGGAATGTGGTTACATTTGGATGGGACCCCTTGACGACCACGAGTGTCCGCAGTGCGGCGCGTCAGAATGGCACACGCACACGGAAGATTGCGGTACGTCCCACAAGAAGTAGGAACCACCGATGGCAAAGCACATTGATATCCTTAAGGCGATTCGCGCACGGGACTGGACGACAGCTTCGGTTCAAGTTGCAAAGATCATGGAGCAGAAAGTGTCGCAGCGTCTTGCTATGGAAAAGAATGACGTAGCGACGACGCTCTTGGTTCCCCGTCTTGCGGAGGGGTTCCGTCGTGGTGAGAAGGTTGTGCTTGCAAAGGCTTCAGGCGCTTATACTTCAACACGTCCCAATGGGCAGCGCACACGAGTTACTGTCGGGTCTATTGGAGAGTATGTGCGTCAGATAAATGCACAATGGTCCGTCGTTTGGTTCCCCGAGTTCTACGACAGCACAGAGGTTCGCACATCTGACCTTGTGTCAACGTCCCTGAATCTCTACGACGAAAAGATCAACGAGGATGCGATTGAGGTGGGTGACCGCATCCGCACTAAGAAGATGGGACAGACTCCGGGGACCGTCGTCAAGGTGGAGAATGGCAATGTTCACTTTGAACTTGATGAACCTGCAGGGAAGTTCGGGAAGCGCGTCTGGGTAGCTCCGTTGTCTAACGTGCAGCGGGAGTCGTTTGATAAGGACTATCCTAATCGCAAGGACCATCGTGCTCCCTACTACAAGTCGGGAGAGAAAGCGCTGCGCTCCAACCGTCCTGGTGGTGACCCCGACTCATGGGAAGCTCAGAATCGGCAGCATAGCACACGCAAGCGTGAGGCTTCCGCAAAGGACAAAGAAGTCAACGAGGACTCTGTTTCTCAGCACGAAGTCCAGCGCATCTACAATGAGGTAGGCGATATCGGTGAAACAGAACTCCTATGTGGTATCTCCAGCCTTCGCGTCAACCCGCAGGGACAAGTCATTTCGTATATCTGTGAGGGGCATTATACCGAATCACAGATGACGAAGGCTTGGAACTACGCTTCGTCTCTCAAGAACTCCGACAAAGAGGGCGTCGAGGCATGCGGCCCGGACTGCGGCTGCCGCAAGTGCGTCGTTACGGAAGCGACAAGCGACCCGTTCCCGAGGAGCTGGAAACGCGGATGGATGCGTCCCTACAAGATCGCTGGGGGCGGCACCGAACGTCCTTTCCTGAAGGACGGACACTGGTACCTGCTCGTCTACAACCAGGAAACTGGCAAACGAGAGGTCTACAGTTTCTATGACGACGTGTTCGTTCCGGAGAAAGAGTTCTACAAGAGCTAAGGACGACCAATGAAACTAATCACAGAGACCATTGTTGCCAAGCCCCTCATTTTGGAAGAGGCAGGCGTCAAGTCCTACTTCATTGAGGGACCTTTCCTTCAGGCGGAACTCAAGAACCGCAACGGGCGCGTGTATCCGTTAGAGCTTTTGGTACGGGAAGTCAATCGCTACAAGAAGGAATTCATCTCCGAGAATCGTGCGCTTGGGGAACTCGGACATCCGGACAGTCCGACAATCAACCTTGATAGAGTCTCACATCTCATCGTGGAACTCAATCAAACTGGTAATGATTTCGTAGGGCGTGCAAAAATCCTCAACACTCCAAATGGGACCATCGTCAAAGCTCTTATCGACGATGGCGTGCAGCTTGGTGTGTCTAGCCGAGGAGTTGGCAGCCTAAATACCACGTCTCAGGGGGATGTGGTCGGCGACGACTTTTATTTGGCAACGGCCGCGGACATCGTTGCTGATCCAAGTGCACCGAATGCGTTTGTGCGCGGGATCATGGAAGGTAAGGAGTGGGTGTGGCAGAATGGGAAGTTGACGGAAGCCCAGATCCAGCAGTATCGTAAGGAACTCCAGTCCGCACCCAAGAAGAAAGTGGTTGAGCGCAAGATCAATGAGGCAGCGGTCTTTGAGCGGTTTATCCGTGCGATCAACGTCACTGTCAAGTAGGTGTGGGCTAACGCATTGTAGAATAGTGCGGTTTCTATAAATAGTGCCAGTCAGACGACTGCACTCTTTTCAACGAGGTTTTTTCAATGGCTGACCTGGTAAATGACACGGCAAAACGGCAACTATCCCCAAAGAACAGTGAGCCTTCGCACCTCAAGGGCGGGAGCTACGATGTCCTAGGCGGCCCAACGTGGGACAACAAAGGCAGCGACAGCGACTACAAGATTGATGCCTCAAAGGGTGTGGGGACTGACACTTCTATTCCCAAGGCGACCGGACCCGAAAAATCCCACCTCCCGACAGCAACCGAGGACGTGGATGTCAAGTTCGATGGCGATGACGAGGAAGTAGACGATCTGGACAAGGAACTTGACGCCTTTGAGGAAGTCGAGCCTGTAGACGTTGACATCGAGGTCAGCGACGAGGACGACGAGAAGAAGACGGTCAAGGAAGGTGCGCTTGATCCAGACGACAAGATTCCAGCACTTCAGTCCGGTGAGGGCGGAGCAGTCCTAGAGGACGAGAATCCGTTCGCGAAGAAAGACGAGGACGAGGAAGAGCTAAAGGAAGAGGACTCGCTTGGTGATCCAGAGCTTTCCGATTCCAAGATCAAGAGTGCTGCGTCGGCAGCAGGCATCCCGATCAAGGAAGAGGACGAGGATGACGAGAAGAAGGACCTAGAGGAAGAGGACGACGAGTTCCCGTTCAAGAAGGACGAAGACGAGAAAGTCGAGGAGTCCGTCAAGGTCCGTATCAAGCTTCCAAGCACCAAGCTCTTTGAATCCGCAGGTATTGCTCCCAAGACCCAGAAGAAGGTTGCTGTGGTGTTTGAGCAGACGATCCGCGAGACCACCAAGCAGGTTGCTGCCCAGGTGCACGCTCACTACAAGAAGCTCCACGAGCAGCGTCTTCGTCAGCGTGATGCGGCGATGGCCAAGCAGATGGATGCGTATCTGAGCTACGTTACTGAGGAGTGGTTCAAGGCGAACCGTCCGGTTCTTCGCCAGTCGCTCCGGACGCAGCTTGCTGAGGAGTTCTTGAACGGACTTCAGCGCCTCTTCAAGGAACATTACATTGATGTTCCGGAGAGCAAGGTCAACGTCGTTGAGAAGTTGACGGAACAGAATGCGAAGTTGAAGGCATCATTGAATGAGCAGCACGCGCAGAAGCTCAAGCTACGTCGTCTCGCTGAGGCGGCGAACAAGGCGCGAATCGTGGCGGAATTCGCACGGGGCATGAGTGAAGTGTCGGCCGCCAAGCTTCACAAGCTCGCAGAGGATACGTCGTATACCTCAGCGAAAGATTTCCGCGAGAAGCTGTCTATGCTGAAGGAATCGTATTTCCCGAAGCCCGCACCGGTCGTGAAGACACTACCCGAGGAAACGGTTCAGGATGAGACACCGAAGTCAAAGAACAAGGGAATTGACCCGGATGTCACCGCCATCGCTGATGTGTTGTCGCGTCAGTCAGCATCGGCGAAATGGTAACGCTAACGAAGTCAATTTTCTAAATACCCTTTGAGCGCACGTCGGAACAGACAGCGCAACATTTGTAGGAGTTAAACAACCATGGCAGACCAGATGTTTCTGACCGAAGAAGTGAAGCAGAAGTGGGCACCGGTGATCGACCACAAGGACATTCCGGCAATCAAGGAAAGCTGGAAGAAGCGCGTGACCACAATCCTGCTTGAGAACACTTCCCGCGAGCTAAAGAATGTTCCGAGTGTGCTCACTGAGGACGCTCCGGCAAACTACGCGGGAGCATTCCCCCGGGCGAACTTGCAGGGGTTTGATCCGATTCTCATCTCTCTTATCCGTCGTTCTATGCCGAACCTCATCGCATACGACATCTGTGGTGTCCAGCCCATGACTGGTCCTACGGGTCTCATCTTTGCGTTGAAGTCGCGCTACTCGTCACAGGCGGGTAACGAGGCGCTCTATTACGAAGCAAACACCACGTTCTCCGGAGCAGGGCTTGCTCAGTGGGCGAACGGTGACGTAGCCAGCCAGACCGGAACGCACCCCGCAGCGAATAGCTCGGGTCTTCCGGGTGAGGCAAACAACTACACGTATGCTCCTGGTATGAGCACGCTACAGGGTGAAGGTCTTGGACCGCGTCTTTCAAGCGTGAATAGCTCGGGCGCAATCACTCCGAACACCGCTATCCCTGAGATGGCATTCAGCATCGACAAGGTCACGGTGACCGCTGTGACCCGTAAGTTGAAGGCTGAATACACGATTGAGATCGCGCAGGACCTCAAGGCTGTGCATGGGCTGGACGCTGAGACTGAGTTGGCGAACATCCTATCGGCCGAGATTCTTGCGGAGATCAACCGTGAGATCGTCCGAACCGTGTATTTCAGCGCGGTGCTCGGAGCCAATAACAACACGGGAACTGCAGGCATCTTCAACCTGGATACCGACAGCGACGGACGCTGGATGGTGGAGCGGTTCAAGGGCATGTATTTCCAGATTGAGCGTGAAGCTAACGCTATCGCGAAGAACACTCGTCGGGGGAAGGGCAACATCGTGCTTTGCTCGTCTGACACCGCAAGTGCTCTCGCAGCAGCGGACATCCTCCACTACCAGAGCGCGTATGACGCGAACCTGCAGGTGGATGACATGGGCAGCACCTTCGCTGGAACCCTACAGGGACGCTACAAGGTCTACATCGACCCGTATGCTCCTCTCTCCAACTATCAGTATTTCGTCGTTGGATTCCGGGGCGCATCCCCGTATGACGCAGGACTCTTCTACTGCCCATACGTCCCGTTGCAGATGCTTCGCGCTCAGGACCCGAACTCGTTCCAGCCGAAGATTGGATTCCAGACTCGTTACGGCGTGGTTGCGAACCCATTCAGCAACTTGGCTGGTACCAGTAACGGTCAGATCGTCTTCCAGACGAACGAATACTACCGCAAGGTGCTCGTCAGCAACTTGATGTAGTCCAACCTCCCCCGTCTACCTTCGGGGACCGTGGAGCCCGCCAGTGCGCCAGTCGCCTGGCGGGCTCGTTTTGTTTGGAGTGACAGATGGCAACGAAAAAGACCTACGGGACAGTCGAGGTGGGCGACGTAATTCTCAGTTCTCAGGGAACTCCCTTTTTCAAAGTGACACAGGCGCCTCAGGCCGCAAAGGCTGCGGGCTATGTCGTCATCCGAGGAGAACCCCTCAACAATGCTGCCAAAATTACCGCGCCAAACGGGCAAATTTCAGGGCACAAGAAAAATGAATTGACTGTGGAGGATCGTCGTATGTCCGCACCCACCGAACAGGATTTCATCAATGCAGCTTGCCGATACATCGCGGAGCGAGCAACTGGTTCTCTTTCAGAAGCACCCGATATGAAAAACTGGATGCTTACTGTCACGAAAGAAGGAAGGGATCACCATCCGTTTGACGTGCTCCAGGTGGCGGCCGCCCTCATCAACGGTGCGGCTCTACGCATTCGGGCGGACGAGCCAATGATTGCCGAGAAGCTTCTCGCTCTTCGCGCTACGCTGGATCGCATTGTGGATAGCTACTAGAGCACTCCCTAAATACTGTGCATGAGTGAGCTTCAGCCTCCTTACGAGCCGTCGACCCGTTTTGAACAGCAGAACGGACTTTACGGGAATCACTTCCGTTTCACGTTGGAAGCGCTTCCTGATTTGACGTTCTTCGCACAAGCAATCACGATCCCAAGCATTACGTCAGGACCCGTGAACCGGGCAACTCCCTTTACTTCCATTCGCGAGGTTGGGGACCATCTCAATTACAGCAACTTTACTGTTTCTTACTTGATTGATGGAGCGTTCAAGACGTATTCCAGCCTTTATTGGTGGCTCAAGGGATACGGATTTCCGCACTCCTACGATGAGGTGCTCTCATTTCGCGAGACACGGGCTAAGCGTGTAGCAATGCCAAATCCCCAGGTGAAGGACTTGGAGAAGACCTCCGCGTCTCTCTTAGTGCTCCAACCGGACACAGAAAAAATCATCGCAGAGTTCCAGTTCATTGACGTGGTTCCCACGGGACTATCGGACCTCCAGTTCGGCACAATGGAGCATGATGCTCCCGTTCTCAAGGCGACCGTGACGTTTGAGTGTACCGCCTTTGAACTCATGCTCACATAAATACCAAGAAGTTCCGGACGGAGACGTTACATGCCACTGACAGTCCCAAATCAAGGCGAAGAGCAAATTCTCAATGTGATGACCCGAAAGGTCCCACAGACGGATTTGTTGCTGGACTTGTTCTCCAGCAATACGACGCCAAACAACGCATCCGTTTTGGCAGATTTTACGCTTTGCGTGGGTGGGGGATACGCGCAAAAGACACTCGCAAACACCGCATGGGTCGTGACGCCGGGCACCCCCGCTATCGCTAACACTGCCGCGCAGCAATTTACATGGACCTCTATTCCGGCCGTCGCAAACGTTTTTGGATACATTGTCCATACAAACGGTGTGATCGTCGCAGTAGAACGATTGGCGGCAAATATTTGTCCTTTCGTTATTAGCGCCCCGGGTGAATCGATCATGATCGTGCCACAAATTACCTGTGGCTCAGCAACTAACGACTAAGGAGTATTTCCATGGCACTTATCATCGATCCCGATTTGCTTGCGGATAGCTCAACGGACGATAGCAGCACAGAAGTTTACATCAATACGTCCGCCAAGACCGTCAAATTGGTCGCAAACGGTGACCTCTCAACGGACGGCGTAACGTTGAAATGCCTTTATTCTTTCCTCAAGGAAGAGTGGCGCAACGACCCGAATAGCAAAAACCTCGCCGCATTCCCGTTCCCCCTCACGCCTATTACGGACGAATCGTTCGAGTTTGGTGAGGGCTGGGATTTCGCAGACAACACCTCGCGGTATCTCATTCGCACAGCAGGATGGACGGTCAAGAATGTGTCCGGAAACACGACTCAGAAGTGGGCGGGCATCATCGGACTGGGTACCATTGAGTCCGACGACCAGTTGTATTTCCAGCAAGCAACGGGCGGCGCAGCAGCAAACGTTCAGTTGACGGGACAGATCAACCAGGCTGTTCAGATTTACCGTGACGACGACGGAGACGCGAACACCGCCGAGGGCAGCGACTTCAACTACACGGGGTATTTCAAACTGTTCGTTCGCGAAGCGGCCCAGTTGTATGACTCTGCGAGCTTGGATGACATCGGTGTTACCACGATGGACTCCATTGCATATCGTTTCCCGATTAGCACCGGTACGGACCTCAAGATTCAGGCAAACGACGCGATTGTTGCACTATCGTCTGCTATTTCCGCCGCGTCATGGACGGGCGGTGTAGCCACTATCGACACGACCGCAGCGCATGGAGTTGCTAACCAGTCATTCGTGCGTATTACGGACGTTGTGCCCGATGGATATAACGTGCGTGGAATCGCAACGGTCACTGACGCCAATTCGTTCACGATTGCGATTGCAAGCGACCCAGGAAGCTACACAAGCGGCGGAAACGTGCATTCCATGTATTACGACATCAGAGTGCGTTACTTTGACCAAGCGTTCTCCCGCGACGTAGATTCCACGACGGAGCGTGATTTCGGAATCGTGATCGACGTCGGAACGCACTCTGGTGTGGACGGCGCAACGACGCTTGGTGGTACAGTGCTCACAACTGCTGAAGCTGGTATCGACACCAGCGCGAACCTCTACGTGGGCGGCAACCTTGTCGTTCATGAGGGCAACAACGCAGGTACCTACGTGATCAGTGCAGCGAATAGCACCGCATTCACCATCAACAGCGCAACATGGGCGAACACGCTCACCAACCTCAGCTTTACCGCATATCCACCGACCGCAAAGGCAATTCCAGCGGACGCAGAAGACATTTACACGAAGGTACAGTATCTACTCCGCCAACCGAGCGACATTGACTCGACTGACCAGTCAGTTGTCGGAAAGACCGCGGACGAACTCCTCCAGTTCATCGGCGACACGCTCAAGACCCTCTACGCTGGTAACCCCAACGCGGGTGGTAATGGTGTATTCATTTCGGGCTTCTTGGCCGCAGATACGAACAGAATCATCTTCACAGATAACATCGAGGAAGAGCGTCAGTTCCCGTTCGTTGCTGCGCTCACATTGAACTTTGGAGACAACTTGAAGAACGACACCAGCGCAAAATACTGGGTCTACTTCACGACGCTTCCGGGCGCCGGTAACGACTACGGTGAGTCAGGAGCACTCATCGTTGACGATAATGATGGTACAGACATGGCAGGAAACGTTGGTGGTGTGTCAAGCATAACCCACACATTCAACTACGACGGTAACATTCAGGGAGGTCGGACCGCAAACTCAGTGGCGGATATCACCGCCGTCGCTATCGGGCTATCAACAGGACAGTATGTGCGAGCAACGGGAACAATCGGACGTTCCGTAACGAACTCCCTTTCACTCGTCGCCGCTCTCGAACGTAACTACGCAAACCCAGCATAATGTGAGTGAACATGGAAACTTTGACGTTTTTGAGAATGCCATTAGTGAGACGATGTGATACTTGCACGGTGTGTTGCACGCTACTTGCGATACCTCCCCTCGCAAAGCCTATCAACACACCGTGCCTCCACTGCACAGGTACGGGATGCCGTGTCTTTGGACAGTTTGAACGTCCCGAAATGTGTGTGCAGTATCAATGCGCGTGGCTATGGAATAAGTCCTGGCCCGACGCTTTACGCCCAGATAAATGCCACGTCCTCTTTGAACCAGTGGGTAACAAGGGATTTGTGGCTGCTGTAGAACCAGGTCACTCAGGAGCATGGAAAGAGGAGCCCACAAGTATTGCCATTAACAGTATGGTCAAAGCCGGGCGATATGTTCTAGTCATCGACGGCGACGATACGAACTGGTTCCTTCCACCAGATGTATCTCCGGAGGAGGCAACCGAACACCTCGCAACATCCTTGAAGAAGCTATGGCAGCACCCAACTATTCGACAGACCTTACCCTCATAAGCGCGTGCGAGAGTGGCACGTTCGTTGAGTTCAGTGGTTACGGCGCAGGCACACTTTCCGCGGTTCCTGAAACGGATTACTACATTCAAAATAGTGGATGCGTTTCTTCAACCGTCAAAACTGTTCTTAACAGTATTGGGTTCAATAACGGCGCAAACGTTTCCATTGGTGGTGGAAACGCCGCGTTTATCTGGTGCTTCTTTGGTACACCGAACTCCCTTGATAGCTTTGCGAACGGGGGTCTTCGAATGCTCATCGGAGGCTCCAACACCGCATTCAAAGGATGGAAGATCGGGGGTAGTGACTATCCCCCGAACCCCTATGGTGGCTGGAAGAACGTTGCGGTTGACCCGTCTGTCGCCAACGATTATGTCACCGGTACACCGTCTGTTAATAACCAAGTATTTGGCATTGCAGCGGCATGTCCGACGAGCTATCCCGCAAAGGGCGCACCATTTGCTATTGATGCTATCCGGTATGGTCGCGGGGATTTTCGTGTTTACGGCGGTGACGCAAATGGATATGCAACGTTTGCGGGTATGGCCGCAAACAACGATAACACCTCAAACCGGTGGGGGCTATTTCAAGAAATCGCTGGTGGTTATCTTTGGAAAGGATTGATCACACTTGGCTACTCTGCAAATGTGGACTTCCGCGACAGCAACCGCGTTATCCTGATTGACGACTGTCCCCGCGTCAACAACAACTTCTCCAAGATTGAAATTCGACAGACTGGGTCCCGTGTAGACTGGACGAGTTGTTCATTCCAGTCCCTCGCCAATTCGTCATGGGGCACCGTCAATAAAGGACGCTTTGAGGTTATTGACGCCGCAGATGTCAACATCTCGAAATGCACCTTTGTTGGAATGGACACCTTTGTGCTTTTGTCTGGCACGGACATGACAGAGTGCGAATTCCGGGGGTGTGGTCAGATTACCGCAAACGGCGCAAAGCTCGTGGACTCCAAGGTGTCGGGCTATGAGGGCGCAACGAACACCAGTGCGGTATTGTGGAACGCGAACACCAACCCGTCTGGATTGCTAGACGGAATGACGTTTACACGGGGCACTGCGAACACACACGCGATTGAGTTTGGCACCAACAGTCCTACGTCCCTCACGCTTTCTGGTATTACGTTCACGGGCTACAACACCTCCAACGGACAAGTAGACTCCGCGCTCCACATTCTCCGCACGACAGGGAATGTAGACATCACGGTGACTGGTGGGACGACCCCTACCTATAAGTCAGAAGGGGCCAATGTCTCTGTGACGAGCGCAGTGCTAGTTACGTTGACAGGACTTAAGGTCAATACTGAAGTGCGAGTGTTTAATGCGAATACGACAACTGAACTATCGGGTACGGGCGCGGAGAATATCGATGATGGTGATCATTCGTTCTCGGTGTCGTCGGGAACGCCTGTGGACATCTCCATTCTGTCATTTGGCTATCAGAACTTGCGTATCCTGAACTACTCCACGACCGCGAACGCATCGATTCCCGTGTCGCAAGTGCTTGACCGGCAGTATCTCAACCCGTAGAGGCTAGCATGGCTGATTACATTCAAGTTCCACCTGATTCCACCGGCAAAAAGCTGCTGGCCCACCAGCACACCATGAATAACACTGATCTTTACGTTCAGTGCACCCATATCACCGGGCACAACGATCCAAACAACATACTTTATGTGGACAATCGTGGTGCGGCTTTCATGCGCTTCACGGATGGACCTCCGACCCTTGACCCCTTTGCGAATCTCAAGATGGTGCAGAGCTACATCATGGGAGTTTACGAACACTCGGAGGACAGCTACGACGACTTGATGAATATTGTCACGGCGAATGGTGCGTCTTCAACCTATGTTCCCGAACAAGTCTCGGTACTCCTGAACACCACGACAGACGCAAACTCCA